ACAAATTTATTAGCATTCGGGTCATACACCGATTTATGAACATTATAAATAACTTTGTTTTTAAGATTTGTCAATAATGATGTATCATCCGTCATTCTATGATGTATCAGGATTAAATAATTAATTATAATGTCACAACAATGTATTATTTACAATGCATATTTCAACCCACCTGTTCCACCTGCAATACTCACCCAGTTTAAATTTTCAACATATGCAGAAATATTATATTTGTAAAAACTATTTACTGGCAATGGGTATACATTCAAGTCTAATTGAAATAAGCGAATACGACTACTATTAATGGTTCCATCTGGCTGTGTAGATGGAGAACTAAGACCAAATGGATATACCAATAATTCAGGGTCAGGAATACCCGTTAAATACTTCCAAGGAACAACCTGTGTAAAATATTCAATTGGTTTTTCTTCTTGTAATTTATTTCCATCACCCAATACCGTTAATCCACGCATTATTGAACGCTGACCATTAATAACATATTGCCCTGTAGCATAAAATAAATTCTCTACAGTTGTAGGTCCATAACCCGATGCAGGAATAAATGGTGGTTTTAACGGATTAATCCAATTTGAAAAATTGGCAATTTGGTTTCTATTAATCATTGAATCTGAACGCCGAGGTACAATAATTATACGCTCTATTGGATTATGTGTTTGTAATTCAACTAGCTGTCTGGATGTTAAATCCTGAAATGTATATGTTGTAACTTGTCTTACTAAATATTGTAATGGGTCTGTAGAGAAACGAAGGCGCTCTTCATCCGTTAAATATACATAAGTCATTTGAATACGAGGATGTAATGTCCAAGTATTCATTTGTGGAACAGGAGTTCCAACATCTGTTAAAAAATTATTTATTGTTACATCAGATATATCAGATAAAGTGGTATAAAATACATTTTCTGGCTGTAAAGTAACTGGTGATGGGTTGTATTGATATCCTGGAGCTACTTGATTACCATTGATATCCAATATCGTATATAATTGATTTATAGGACGTAGAGTTATTTGAATTTCACATTCCTGATATTGCAATGAAACTAATGGAAGTGCCTCAAATGTTGATTCTGTAAACCAAAACGGCAATGGAACCTGTAATGTTCTCCCGTTAATTGATGGTCTATTAAAATTAGGAGGAGTTACTAGTGATGCTCCTGGTGGAGGTCCATTGTTATTATATACTAAAGGATATCCTCGCCCAGTTATTCCACCAGCATACAACCCATTTGCAGGGTCGTTTAATTCAGGAATATTTCCAACCAACTTTGACCATTTCTGAAATGACCGTGAATCTGTGTCACATTGTGCTTTAGCAATCATATATGTACCGTCAAATCCTTGTATTTTTTGTCCAGCTATATAGAACCCTATATCCTGAATAATATGACAACCAATATATTGAGCCCATGCAAAATTATATTGCGATTTTCTAGTTCCAGATGGCAATGATAATGCTTTACAATAAATATCAGGCAAATCAAATAAAAAATACATATCACGGACTAAATCAGCAATACGTTGAATCTTAAATCTAACTTGAATAGGACGACTGTAGGATAGTTCTTGAGGACCATCCATAGAAAATGTAACAGATTCTTCGGAAAAATGACTGTATTTTTTATATGTTTTATAAAAATATGTAAAATCTGGATTACCACTTAATAGTACATTCTGCGCCCCGTAGGCTACTAATGCGTATAGACCTCCACCTGGCATTGCTAATTTTATGATATTAAATATATAATGCTTTAGATTCACATATATTTAATATCATTAATAATTCTTATACATTAATACGATTAATGCATTAATCGTATTTACACGTTAATAATATTTATGTATTAATCGTATTAATGTAAAAATATTTATTTTATGTATTAATAATTCGTATGTATCAATAATATATTATTTTGTATTATTTAATATCCCTGATTCCACCATGTATCGTCTAAATATGGTGGTATATTTCCACTTGATAGGGATGATTCCAGTTTATTAGAAGGGCCTTCATTCATTAATTGTTGAATCTCGGCATAACATAATGCATAACTGAAATAATTTAACCGACTAATTTGACCTTTCATACAACCAAAAACATCAAATCCATTCTCATCAACAGAGGGAACTATTGATTGTTTCATAGTAATTCGTCGCTGACTAAAACAATTAATATCTTCAAAGTTTTGATATGGCGTATACCCTTCAAATGACATTTTCTTTGCAAGATTTCCATTAATATAAATTTGTAGAGAATTATTGTTGCATACTATTGAAATATAGACCCATTTTGCAACTGGAATGTTCTCCACTTCTACATAATTATTCCACGTCTTATATGTATTCATATACACTCTCAACGTATTCGTATCAGAACGCATATAGACACCGGGTGCTAATAATGGAAATTGCGACGAATAACCTTTATGGAAAATATGACACAATCCATACTCCTGTCTAAATGCTGTCGGACTAACATTTAAATAAAAAGTATAACTGAATTCAATTCCTGTTCGTTCATTACTTGATAAACTTATTGTTTTAGACCCACGAACATTTGGATTTTGCGGAATAACTATTGACTTATCTTCAGTATTATATGTATTCTCTAATAATACTGTACGATTCATTGACAAACGGTTAATATATTTGTAAATAATTTCAATAAATATTAATACTAAATATAAAATAACAACAAGCGTCAGACCAAATAATATTTGTTTTATTATACCGGACTTGTTTGAAGTATTTAATGATTGATTTGAAATGTCCATCCTAATTCTTGTTATTAATTTGTGTTATTTATTTTTCTATATTTTTATTTAGTTTGTTGAACTGATACACTTATTCCAGGTGTTAAAAAAGAAGTAATCCACGTAAATATGTTTGTAATTGGTTCTGGACCAGCCATATAGTTCTTATATACTTGTTCTGGATTCAATGCAGAATCATACATAGTTGTTGTTGATATTTCTCCGCCAAAACCACCGTATGCCAATAAATTCGCAGAATATCCACTTGCATCCACTTTAAAGAATGAAGGAAGCACACAAGAACGAGCCAATTTACCATCATAATATACATCAACCGTTCTTCCATTTACTGCGACTGTAATATTAACCCATCTCTGTAAATCAATTTCAGGTAAATCACACATTGGATTGCTATCCAGTAATCCCGATTCTGATTGTAAAATATTAAATGTAGCATTCTGTGTTGCCTTACCTAGTGATTCTATTTGACTAGGTTGTGCAGAGCCAATAGTAACATCTACACCTGTTGGAACTGCATTATTTACTCCACTGGTATCTTTCGTCTGCAAACGAACACTTAATGATGGTTTGTATCCACCTAAATATATTCGCAATGTATCAAAATTAGTTCCACCAATATTAATAATTGATTTATTGAATCCTTGGCGATATGACCAATTATTTATATAAATCCAGGTTGAAATACTAAACTCTCCGCCTTCATAAATACTGGGAAGTGAATTTGAAGTTATTGAAATTGGTTTACTCGCATCAATTGACGCACTCTGTGTATTTGATATTAATGTGTAACTATTTGTAGCATTGGGGCCAAATAGATATTGGTATAGATAATACAATCCAAGCAATCCAATAAAAATTAATAAAATTGGAATCATTTTTCTTATCAGCGATGAATTCGTAGCAATGTCCATTATCCTGACATTTATGAGGATAATCTATCTCCGTAAATTGCATGGCCAAAATACTAATATTCACTCTCTATGCATACGGGGTATTCCATTGTAATAAATTATTTGTAGGTGGTTTTGTAATAGCATCACAGGGCAAACCGGGGGGACACTGAGCTAATATTTTAAATCCAGGTAATGATATACTTGTCTTATCAGCATCAATCACTACACCATTTGTATCAATAAATGACAATCTATCTCTCTCAATATCTGATGGTGCTACACGAATACTGTTAACTAATACATGCATAACATATCCACCTACTCCTTTATTACCAACACTTAAAGGACTACTTATTACAGCCGGATAATACTCTAAAATATCTGAGGCTACAATCTTATTATCATATATCACATCAAATCTACGCCCATCTCGTAATATTGCAATTAGCATCCATTTTTGTTTTGGAATTGGAGGTAATGCTATTATTTCATTATTCAATTTACCGTTATCATTTGTCTGTATTCTCAAACGTGCAGAAGAACTATTAACACCATTTGATGAATGGGCTATTTCCAAATACCAATTATTATCCACCTTCATTATCGGAATAAAACTGTTCGTAAAATTAATTGTTTTATCGCCATCCAGTAAATAAAAAAACCCCATAACAGTTGAACCGGTTGTATTTAATAACTTAGTTTTAACAACATCTGATGTTAAAATCTGCAATGTATCGTTTAGTTGTACTTTATTTTTTAAAATATCGTTGCTATTTGAACCAGGGTAAATTCCATATATAATTATATATAGGGCAATCAAAAATACGATTAATCCAATTACTCGTTGCATTCTATATATTATTTGTATAATGTATTCCAGGTCTGTATCTACGTCTTTAAATGTGTTTTATATATGTTTTATATAATATAACTATTTTCATTAGTTGAATTGCATTGTATCCTGAATACTTTCTACTGCCAATTTTGAATATCTATCAGATACATTTGTTATTGGCGCAGTTGTCATTTCTCCACCACCAAATTGTTTAATTCTACTTAAAGACGGAGTAGAATCCTTTATCTCTCGGACTGTAAGAATACGTGGCCATAATTTTAAATTACGCACCTTTGTAACATTAATTTCAATACCTGATGATGGATGAATATCTCCTATAACATTCTTGGGTGGAGCTGAAAATAATCGTGTTTTCATTAATTGGCCATTTATATATACCTCTAATGCTTGTTGCATTAAAACCATTGTCAGCCTAAACGGTTGTTGTACTGGTGCATTTGGTACAATAATATTTTCCATATTATTATTTACATTCAATACAGATACAAGTATGTCATTCGTATCTGGTAATAATGCGGCAGCAATATTGTAATTATCTAATATACTTAGCATAGTATCCCCTGTTGGATTCTGTTTTTGAACACCTCCACGATTAAAAAATATTCTGGGTGTTCTGGAAAACTGCAATGGATTTTCAATAAATACATCCAAATTTATAGTATAATCAAATGTTTGCGAAACTATCGGCAAATCCTTATTTTGAATTATACCTGGACTTGTTCTATTCCAATACAATTTCCCATCATCAAATCCTGGTATCGGTATTATACCGGAACCACCTGGTTTTAATCTAAATATCGGTGTAATGAAAAAATTAACAAATAACAATATAACCAATAGCACTATTAATATTGCAAATATATATGCAAATATTCTTGATAAATTACTTCCCTCATACAATCTCTTTCCAGATGTTATAAATCCTGAATCAATAATCGGTTGAATAGTTGATGGTTTTATACTATTACCAAGTAAATACTTAGTAATATTAACTCCTTTATTATTACTCATCTATTTATTATATTTTTATATTTTTATATTTATAAACCATCTCTTATTGATAAAGTAATTCGTGGTAATTAACGATAAAACAATACTCCACAAAATGCGGTTGATAATACTACACCTCCTGCGATAAATCCTTTAATAAATGATTTATTATCAACTTCACGCATATCATCTTTATTCCAAATTGGAGACCGTCCTCTATTTCCCAATCTTTCATAATATACCATTACTTCTTCTCTAGTCCATTCCGGTTTTCCTAGCATTTTATTAACATTGTTATGTATATTAATTGTCCATTTTAATAAATCTTCACGAGAATCCAAAAACGGTGTCAATGGGTTTGATGATAAATGAACCTTATAATGCTCTCTACAAATTGCACACGGTATTAAATATACCAACGATTCATAAAACTCTTTAGCACATTTTTTATCAATATAAGATGGTTTTTTTGGATATCCGAGTGCTACAATATGAATAGTATGCCAAAAGAACGGTCCCCATACACTTGGCGGAAATTGCATTCTATTTGTAGTATAGGTATTAACATATCCCCTCTTACACACTTAATAAGATATAAAGACTGTGTAGTAATTACATATCAAGATTAATACCGTAATATGGAGAGTATTAATAATCGTGTTCAACATTGTATTAATTGTGGATTAAATGGACATGTATCCCGTAATTGTTTATCCCCTGTGACTAGTTATGGCATAATCGCAGTTCGCTATACAGATGATGTTGTTCATAAAGCATTATATTCAAAATCTTCAAATATAAATAATAGGAATAACGAAATTCAATTTCTATTAATACAGCGAAAAGACTCACTTTCATTTGTTGAGATTATTCGTGGCAAATATAATCCATCTGATATAGAATATATTACACGACTTTTACGTGGAATGACTATCAAAGAACAAGATTATCTTCTTAAAATGACATTTTCTGAATTGTGGTTTTATGTATGGGGTGAAACTCCAACATCCAAGTCACATAAAAATGACTATGATGCATCTGAAAAGAAGTTTGATACTATAAAATCATATTTACCAGAATTAATTAAATCAAATCCATCTGAATGGGTTGAACCTGAATGGGGATTTCCAAAAGGTCGTCGTAATCCACGAGAATCTGATTTAAATTGTGCTATTAGGGAATTTCAGGAAGAAACTGGATTATCACGGAATGATATTGAAATTATCCAAAATACAGAACCTATTTCTGAAACATTCTTAGGGTCAAACAATGTACATTATTGTCACAAATACTATATAGCAGTATGCGATAAATCCTTAGAAGTTGCAATGGACAGTAATAATCCGCACATGGTCTGCGAAATAGGCTCTATTAAATGGTGTTGTATTAATGAGGCAATTTCAAAGATTCGTCCGGATAATATAGAAAAGCGTGAAATTTTATTAAAAGCTGGAAAAATTATGCGAAATTTCTACCCAATTCAAAATAACGAACTGCCCCATTTTATTCGCAATTCACAATGAACTATATTATAATTGTGTATCGTATTTGATTTTATCGTAGAGCGTTTATACGATGAAATCAAATATTATTATTATAATAGCAATGTCATCCGAATCAGACGATTTTGATTTACCATTTGTTGATGTTTTTAATACTAATAATGGCATACAAGACAATAATACAACTGCTGAAAATGACATAAATGAAAATAATAAAGATGTAATTAGAAACGTCAATGAAGTGCAACAAAATGCTGTCGCAGAATCAACGGATATTGGTGAAGAATTAGAACAGAAAAATTCTGAGAATGTTGTCTACAACAATAATTCGGAAATTCTAAATAATATTGAAAATGAATTGGAAAATGAAGAACAGGGTGAATTGGAAAATGAAGAACAGGGTGAATTGGAAAATGAATTAGAAAATGAAGAACAGGGTGAATTGGAAAATGAATTAGAAAATGAAGAACAGGGTGAATTGGAAA